CATAGTTATATACTGTAACCCATAAAAGGAGAACAGACGATGGCGACGTTTCAAAGTACCTCGAACCCAACGCCTTTTGCAGCTTTTGATGATGAGAAAGATTTCATTATCGATGCAAATGCGATGGTCACGTTTGTTAAAAGAAAGTTAGGTGATGACATTTTAAGTGTCGAGTTGACAAACAAGCAAGTGTGGATGTCTTTTGAAGAAGCTTCACTCGAGTATGGTCGTATAGTTAATGAGTATCAAGCCAAGTCACAATTAGGTAATTTATTGGGGAATGACTTAAACATTCCTACAAACGATGCAGATACAAGAGATGGTGGCCCTTCTGGTGCAGAGGGCAAGTTCCCTCGAGAAACTCTAGAGTTCCTTGCTAGAAAAGCAGAACCTTATTCATCACATGCAGCCGTGGGTGGTGCATACAATGTTTATTCAGGATCTATTGATCTAGTGAATGGCCAACAAGACTATGACATCTACACAGACATGAAAGTAAATGTTGATGGTACAAACGTGTTGGCTGCAGCACAGTTCCCAAACAAGAAATTGCGAATCTATGATGTCATGCATTACTCACCACAAGCCGCTTATAGATTCTTTGATACGACATCAGCGATCAATTACTTGAATAACGAGTTTGCATTCGAATCATTCACTCCAGAAACCGTGTTTTACGTTCTGCCCGTATTTGAAGACTTGCTCCGAGCACAACAAATGGATATATCCAACAGAGTAAGAAGGTCTAATCACTCATATGAATTAATAGGATCAAAGATCCGCATTATGCCTAAGCCGACTGTAGAAGCAGTAGGCTCAAAAAAGTTATTTATTAGATTTGCACCTCCTACAGATGGTCTTAATCCAGATATTGCAGATGATTCAATTGACGGAGTCAGTGGCATGCATAACATGCCTTATAGTGACATTGCATATGCTTCTATCAATTCTATGGGAAGACAGTGGATCCGACAATACACTTTCGCACTGAGTAAAGAAGTGCTTGGTCTGGTGCGATCTAAATTTGGGTCGATTCCTATACCGAATGGCGATCTTCAGTTGAATGGTAGTGATCTCTTATCGCAGGCACAAGGTGAAAAAGAAAAGTTAATTACTAGTCTTAGAGAAATGTTAGATTCTTTGACATATAATAAACTATTAGAAAGTCAAGCCACAGAAGTAGCAAGCATGCAAACAGTTTTAAAAGCAGTTCCAATCCCGTTAGGCAAGTGTATCACAATAGGATAGGAGATTCCAGATGGCTAGATTATTCATAACACCCAGAGAAATTGACTTTATTTCTGACATTGCAAAGGAAATAACGAAAGATGTTATTGGTGATGTAATATATTATTACAAAGTTAGAGAAGACATATCTGAAATCCATGATATATACGAAGAAGCAATTGAAAAAATCTTTGATCCACCCATTGAAGTAGATGCTAGAGTACAATGGAATCCGAAAGAAATCAAAACGGATAGATTTGGTTTTGAAAGTTCGTATACAACTGAAGTTTACGTGCACTATAGAGATATGATTGATAGAGGCATCAAGCTTGATGAGGGTGACTTCTTTTCTTATGGAGACAATTTCTTTGAGATCACTTCTATTGTGTATGATAAAGTAGTCTTCGGCCAAGTAGAACATATCAGTGGTTACACACTCAAGGCGAAGCAAGCAAGGAAAGGCCAAATTGATGTACATCCTCATGGGCCAACCGAGGAAATATATTCAGACCATGATGCAATCAAAGAAGAGTTCAAGCAACAAAGAGGTGATGCTTCTATGGGAGATGTTCGAACGCTTGTAGATCAAGGCAAAGTAGACAACTCTTTGCATACCCAGCAAGAAGTTAAAAAAGATGCAGTCTCATCTTCGTTCTATGGAGATGATACATGAGCACTAAACTTAAGATCAATAGAACACAGACAGAAGAGGGTCTTAAAACCGGTTTCGAAACAGGTGGACTGCAAACAGGCCTTGAGCCAATTGATATTCCGGAAGCTTTTAATATTCCATCTTGCGGGATCGAAGATGTTGATAGAGCGCTATTCAAGCTTTTCAATCAAGATCTACCTTTTTTCTTTGAAAAGAATGGAGAACTTTCTAGAATCCCGTGTGTTTTTGCCGGTGGTGAAAGAGCAGTAATCCTTCGAAAAAAAGAAGCTCTTAGAGATCGGCAAGGTGCTCTTATTCTTCCACTGGTTTCTATCTTACGTAATGGAATCGATCAAACTACCGAACACAAGGCCATTGGTCCGGGTGATGGTACTATCACGTTAAGAAAAAGAATCGCGCCAGAAGACAGAGAGTATAAAAGATTATCTAATGACAATGGCTTACGGAATCAAGACAATGTCGTAGGATCTGCTCTAAGCTCGAATACTTCACTGTCTATGACTAACAAAAATGTATTCGAAATTATCACCATGCCCAACCCAAAGTTTTTCAAAGCTACTTACGAAATAACTTTTTGGGCACAATATGTTCAGCAGATGAATAACATGATAGAAGCTTTAATAACTTCTTATAACATTCAACCAGCTAGAAGTTTTAGAATAGAATCAGATAAAGGATACTGGTTCGTTGCAACAGTCGAATCTAGCTTGTCAGATGGCAATAACTTTGACTCCTACGTAGATGAAGAAAGAATTATCAAGACTTCACTTACAATGGAAATCACTGGCTATGTTGTGAATCCTCAATACCCCGGTGCACCTAATCCTTTTCGAAGGTATATAAGTGCTCCAAAAGTCCAGTTCGAAACAAGCGTTGATGTACCTCCAGCAGTCACTTCTTCTAATGTTCCTTCTGGAAATCCTGAAGATTATGTGTTTGCAGACTTTGATGAAGATGGACTTCCTCTTCCAGGTCGAGGCGTTGCACAAACTTCTATAGTCGGCTCTGACTATGCTGTCAATATTGGCGGTATGTTAGCAACAAGCGACAGTCAAGGGCGAAAGATGCTTAGAAATGTAGAATCTAAGTTAATTCAACCTACAGAAACAGTTAATTTAACAGACCCATTCACGGGTGAGCCGTCAAAAGCCGCTGTGAAATCGAAAAACCTTTCGATGGGCGAATCAGTATACATAATAATTGATACTTTGAACTAATAACGACATAATTATCACCAGAATTATAACAAGGAGACCTATAATGGCTGAAAATACTTTCAAATCCCCCGGATTCTTCGAGCAAGAAATCGAGTTGACGGCAGAGAAGCAAGAACCCACAGGAGTGCCTGCTGGCATCATCGGCGCGTCACAAATGGGACCCGCATTCGTACCATTGACTTTGGGCACTTTTACAGACTTTGAAAATCGATTCGGAACTCTTACACCTGAAAAGTTTGCACCATATGCGGTGAAAGAATGGTTAAAGAATAGACAATCGGTTACTTTTATGAGAGTTTTAGGAGCAGGAGCTAACTCATCAGCCTCTGACTTTCAACAAACAAGATACTACGGCGTTGCAAAAAATGCCGGTTTCAAAGCAGTTGATGGAGG